GGTGAAAATCTTATTGTGCCGCCTGCATTAAAATATTCGCGTCTTTCTTGAGCAGAAGCAAAGGTTACTTTAACTATATGACTTAGTGTTCCGTTCCAAGTAGAAGCACTAGTTGAGCTATCAGCTGCTAGTAAGTCTGCTTGTGTAGAATGGCATACAAACTTATTGGTTGTTATATCAGTTGCTAATGACTCTATACCTGCAACAAATGCTTCTTCAACTTTATCAGCATTTGCGTTATTTAGAATGTCACCAACTCGGTATGCTAAAGGAGTAAATGCTGCTGCACCTACTTGATGTATTTTAATTTTAGCTATATCAAGATATAATCCTTGGTATGCCGCAGCATCAATTAAGTCATTGCCAGAATTAGATTGTGCAAGATAACTACTTGGTGTTTCACCGTAGCCTTTAGTGTAGTTGCCACTAACTTTACTTGTTTCAAGACAAGGTCCCAACAGTCTATCTACTGTTGTTTTTAAATTATTGAATCTTGATGCTAATATACGTGTTGGCATTAATTAATAAACCTCTCTATTACTATTTAGTTGAATAATAGTAGCACTTACTTTAGAAAGGTTATTCGTCAGCTGTACGTATACTTGGGAACTGTCTAACATTTCCAGGCCAAATAATTCTATGCGCCAAACGTACCTGACCATGCTTTAGTAATTAATTGTCCTACGCCTGTTGATTCTTTGAATGCAAAGCTACCTGTCCACGTACCATTTTGTGTATTATGTATAGTAGTTGTGTACACACGAGATTGTCCAGCTGCTATATTATTTGTTAATGATGCTTTAGCACTAGTAATAACACTTGGATAGTTAATACTATAACTAGTTTTATCTGGAGCTGACGTTGTTACTGCTACAGCAATTTGACTTGGTCTAGTTAATTCTTCAACTGTAATACTACCTGATCCTGCACTACATGCTACTGTAAAGCTCGTTGTTACTGGATTGTCGCTTCCATTAAAGTTAACAGCTCCGCCACTTACTGTAAACGCAAATCCTGCACTTGGTGCTTCTGGTGATGGTGCAATGCCAGTTGCTGAACCTCTGTTGCCAAAGTCGCCAAATCCGTCACCAACAATTGATGGCTTAGATGCTAGTAATATCCTTGCTGAGTCTGAATTAGCTGATCCTGTAAGTGCAACGCCGCCTACTGTAAACGGAATTGGATTAGTTTGATTAGCCATATAATCAAAGAACGTTTTAGTAAATCCAGTTGCATTTGCAATAACTAATGCAAAAGAATTGAAATAGTTATTATAATATTCTCTAGTCCAATATGCTAATCCCGATGCGTCAGGTTTTCTATTCAATGCATATACTGTACTAGCGTTTGTATTTGTCCAAGCACCTGTATTATTATAAAGATTACTTGCAATCATTTCAGCAATAGTTAATGCTGTTGCAGTTGGAATATTATTTAAGAAAGTACTACCAAATTCATTTATCCATTGCGGAGTATATACATATGATATTTGTGATCGACTAGTGTCACTAATAGTAATACTTATTGCTGTCTTACCATTGTTTAATGTCATTGTCATTATTTCAGTATCTTCAGTTGTAAAATCAGCTGTAGATGCATATGTTAGTGTAGCTGTATTATTATTAACTACCCAGTTGCCTGTTAAGCTTGCATTTCCAATATCTGAAGATCTAACACCTGTAATAGTGTATGGTACTATTGTTCCATTTGTAATATTTGTTGTTGTTAATGTAAGAGTAAAGCTTTCGCCTTCGTCGATTGCATTTGAAGTTGACGATAAAATGTATGTTGGTATACTAACATCAACTGGAATATTAAATCCTGATAATGATGTGCTACTAAAGAATGTTGGACTAACTGAAGTTATACTGTTAGGACCAACTGCTCTATACTGTTGAATTGTACTAGTGAGTGCTCCATCTACATTGTTGTCTATATTATTGTCTACAACAACATCGTTAAATTCTATTCTAAATTCAATTACAGAAGAACTTGTTTCTCTAGCTTTAATAGTATATAGGTTACCTGCATAAACTCCGCTGTATGTACCAGCGCCTACTTTAGCATAAACTGTTTGGTAAGATGAGCTCATATAGTCATCACCAATAAAATATCCTTGGCCGCTGTTGCCAGCAAAAGTTTGACTTCTAGTAAACCTAACTATGCCTACTTCACTACATAATGCAGCCCAGTCAAGACCTTTAGATGTGCTAGGATTAGTATTATTTGTAGAAAGTCTAATTTCGCCGCCAGCATTAAAAAAGTGTCTTCGGACATCAGCACTGGACCACGTTGCAGTAAACACGTGATATATTAATCCATTCCATGTAGCTGTTCTAGTACTTGTTAATTTAGGTTCTAGTGCTGCTTGACTAGAGTGTAATAATAGTTTGTCTGACTCAATATTATTCATTAATGATTCATAGTCAGCTAGCCCTTTTTTAGTGCCTTCAACATCTGAACCTTCAACACCTGCATCAGTTATAGTTCCACTAGTGTCTTCTGCAATAATATTAAGATCTTCAATAACTTGTCTAATGCCAGTTTCAGCAATACCTACCTGATGTATTCTTGCCTTTACCATATCTGTAAAAATATTATTAATATCAGATGATGCAACTATTGAATCAGCCACAACCTGAGAGGATGCAAGAGATTGCCCGTATCCACTACTGCCGCTTCCTGTTCCTAGAATAAGTGCGATTCTAGATTGTAAGTTGTTTAATCGCGCTGCGGTTATATCTGCCATTAGTTAAAATCCTTAAACTTTTAACACACATTCAACTAATTTCTCGCCTGCATCACCATTTGTTTCCAGTGCTACTCCGACCATTGCATTAGTTGTAATAGTGCTACATACTCCATGTTCCCATGCGTACACTGCTTGGCCTTTTGATATAGGACCGCTAACTCTTACAGGAACTCTGCCTTTTAATCCAACTGCTTGTCCGTCAGCTTCTGAGTTCATTAAATATGCAGGATTATCTGAAATAACACCAATACAAATATCGCCAATGCTTGCGGATCTAGCTTCTGCTTCGCCACCTACTGCAATTGCTGTACCTACTGGATATTCTTGGTCTGTTGCATAAATTTCTGCTAAGTCAGCATAACGTGCTTGTGTTGCAGTACCTTGGAATAAGTTAGCTGCAATGTTGCCTGTTGCATCTCTTACTGCTACAGTATTATTTGATGCACTAGAACTTGCTGATCTAAAATCTGTTCCAACTCTTAATGCAGTTGCTCTTGTTGCTTCGCCAGTAAATGCTGATGCATGCACATTTGAATATTTTAAAGTTGTACTACCTAGTGCGAATGTATTATCTACTGCTGGTATTAATCCAGTTGAATTAAATGTAACTGAGTGTGTAGATGTTCCTGATCCGTTTGAAGTTTTAATTTTTATTATGCTATTGTTACCAGTAACATTTTGTATAACTCCTTCGGAGCCGTTTTCTATTAATAGTTGTAAATCTTGTGAGTCACCAATTTGTATTCCACCATCTGGAAATTCAACAATATTTGCAAATACAGTATTTGCTCCACCTGCTGATGCTTGAATAAAGTTTGAAGCTAATTGTCCACCTAATCTAGCACTATCTGACGCTGTTCCCCAAAAGTAATGTCCTGACGGAGTAGTTACGCCGTTAGTAGCCAACTTAGTATTAATAAGTGTAATGCCCTTTTTGAGCCTATCAAATCCTGTAACTGCATTACTTGTAGCAATATCAAATTCAACTGCACTAATCATCATTACAGTTTCACTGTTCAGTGTACCTGCTATAACATTTCTAGTAGTACCATTAGTATCAAGTAATGACAAGCTTTGCATTTGGGTTACGCCATCGCCTGCATTCTGTGGACCAATTAATATAAAAATAGTTCCGTTATAAACGTATAGCTGATTATTAGTAGTATCCCACCAAAAGTCACCTACTGATAATCCTGTTGGCTCTGTTGCTGCTGCTTCAGATCCACCGTTTGTTCTCCACTTTGTTCCATCGTAAAATTTTAATTTTGAAACTGACGTGTCGTACCAAAGCTGTCCACTTAATGGCCTAGCTGGTGCAGTTGCTCCACTAAAGTTTTCCAGTAAAAACAAAAAGTTTTCATTTTGTATTTCACCGTAGCCTGCGTAATTTTTACCAATGAATTTTAAATCAGTAGTTTGATCAACAGTTCCGTCTTCAACGTTAGTTAAAAGCGTATTATTATATCTATCAATTTGATATGCCATCTATGTAACCCCTAATAGTACTGTACTTATGTTATTTATCGTTTTAATCATTTGATTAATAAGCAGTTGTTGCCTGCCACTCCCATGCTGTTCCGTTTGACTGATATCTCATCAAACTACGTGTTGCAGATAATGAAACGTTACCACTTGCACCAGCAAATACAATGTCTTGTACTACTGATTCGTTTTGTGTTCCGTTTGAATCTACAGCTATGTAACTAATTGTTTTTGCCGAGTTTACATCAATACCACTAGCTGTTGCATTAGCATACGAAGTGCAATGTAATTTTGCTTGTTTATTAGTATTAATAGTTGCAGCAGGATATAAATCATTTAAGTACCCTGCTACTGCTGCTTGTAATGTCGATCCTGTGCCTAATCCAGTAACGTCAAATCCCATTACAATAGTTTCATTTGCAATTTCTGTATCTGTATAAGATTTTGTTGAAACGTCTTGTATATCTGTAGGATTTCCAACACCAGATATTCGAGGTGCTCCAGTAAACGCTACAGTACCACCTGGTGTAAGATTTATTCCACCTGTTGCTGTAATATTAATTACAGAAGCACTGTTGCTTATAGTATTACCGTTAATATTAATTGAATCTACTTGTAATGCTGTAAGTGTTCCTAGTCTAGTTAGCTCATCAGCATATAAAATATTTGATAAGCTAGTATTTGTTAATTTAGTTTGTCCGCCAATTTTAATTGTCTTTGTTGCATCAGATATATCAATATTTTTATTAAACGTCCAGGCATCTGTACTACCTACCCATTTCATTGTTTTATCTGAATCAGTTGATAGTAGTGTGACTCCGCCGCCTTCTGCACCTGCATCATCGCCGCCGGTACTATCTGACTGGTATCCTAGTTCAATATTTTTATCTTCAACTCTTAATGTAACTGTATCAATTGTAGTTGATGTACCTTCTACAATTAAATTACCTGTAGCTCTAATATCGCCTTCAACATCTAGTGTATATATTGGTAATCTATTAGTTGTAAATATACCAACTTTTGCTGTACTTGCATCTACATATACAGCATCAACAATAAGTGAGTTAAACTTATTTGAACGTACTCTTAAACTTAAATCGTGATCCAGTAACTGATTTTCAACATAAAATCTTTCACCAATAACTTTTTGTACATTATTTTGCGAAAGTCCAATTGTTAATCCACCGGAGTTTTGAATAGTTAATGCACCTGTAGTAACATCATTAGCGTTTGACGCTAAAAACTGATCAGCTGTTTTAGTAAGTCCAGCAGCGTCTGTAAGTCCTAATGCACTATTTGCAACACCGTGCCATTTAAATGTTGCAGCATTAATAATATTAATGCCTTCGTATATAATACCATCTGTGTTAGTAGCTGTAACTAGTCCTATTATTCTTTGAGCATAAGTAGGCGTAAATTGTAGCGAACTTAATACTGCTGATAGTGTACCGCCTATATAAAGGTAAGCTACTGTTCTTGATCTACTTTGATTATCTAATATTTGGCTAATTTCAAAGCCACTTTTCTTTTGTGTAGATGTATATTGCGGGCCAACTAAGACTGTGTCAGATCCATCAAATGCATACAGCTGATTGTTTAAATTATCAATCCATAAATCACCTGCAACCATTGTAGGTTGTGTATTTTGTACAAATGGACCACCGCTGGCTTTCCATATTGTTCCGTCATATACCTTTAATCTAGCGTTAGTAGTGTCCCACCATAGTTGTCCTGTTAATGGAGTACTAGGTGCAGCTGTATTACTAAAATTTTCTAATAATTTAATAAAGTTTTCATTAAATGCTTCGCCGTACCCGGTATAATTTTTACCTACTAACGTAAGGTTAGTACTGGCTATATCAATTTGCCCGTCAATTAATGATGTAAGTAGTGTGCCGTCTGTTTTATTTAATTGATAGCTCATGTTGTGACTCCAGTATAGATAATATAGTTAAGAGCTAAGTAAGGATCAATAGTATTCAATGATGTTCCTAATGTTGCCGCTGTTTTAATGCCACCACTAGAAGCTAAACCTTGTGTACCTTGTGTACCTGAAGTAATTGATAATTGAATTGCACCACTATCAGTCGGTGTACCAGTACCAACTCTTGTTGCATAATACTGTGTTCCGCTATCGCCTTCCATATCATGTTCGTGTTCTGGTAAGTTAGCAACAGCAATTGCTGTTGTTTCGGAGCCTGATGCTCCACCAATTGTTTTTGCTGTATTATCAGATACTCTATTTGCATTTGCTCCGCCGATGTTATCCAATCCTAATGGAAATCTACCACGCATGTCTGGCAATGCAAAAAAGTTAACTCCAGAGTCACTAATTAGTGAAGCATCTTTAAAGTTAAATCCAATTGTTAACCATAAATCATTATAGTCTGATTTTCTAACTTCTGATCCATCACAAAATACCCATCCTAATGGGGAAGTTGTACCACCATAAGCCATCATTGCTCCAATTGGGTTTAACGGTATAGATTTTATAAAATTAGCTTTTGTAATTCTAAAAACACCAGTTGTCCCTGTAGGTCTGTTTATAATTAATTCATCGGAGTTTGCAGCATCATATGTAACCGTCTTACTAGAAATAAATGTGTTTGCAATAGACATATTAAATGTCTTTGTACTGCCGCCGGTTTGCCCATCAAATTCAAAGCTTGCTGCTTCAACATCACCACCTACTGCAAACGTTGTAGCACTTGCTAATTTATCTGCTGACCCAGCTCTTCCACTTACTGTACCACTAACATTGCCTTGCATATTTCCAAAGAATGTATTAGCATAAATGTTATCATATTTGTTAATTAGCGTACCAATATTTCTTGATGATCCTACATCTGGAGAAATATTACCTGTTTGTAATATACCACCAATATCAACATTACCACCAATATATGCATTTAGTGCAACACCTACGCCGCCTGATGTAATAATTGCTCCTGTGCTAATGCTTGTAGAATTAGTTGTGCTAGTAACTTGTAAATACCCTGATCCTGCAACACCTGATTTAGGTGTAACTTTTACATTGCCAGCTACATCAAGATCTTGTTCTGGAGCACTATTATTAATTCCTACTTTGCCACTTGCATCAATACGCATTACTGTAGGAGTTGATGTTCCGCTTCTAAGCCTAAAATCAATGTTAGAACCACTAGTATTATGTTGTATAACACCTTGCTCTCCATCAACTCCTATACTTAATTGTCCGCCTGTACCAATAACAACACCACCATTATTTTTAATTTTTAAATCAAAGTTTGATGTTGATGTTTGGTCAGTTCTAACAAAGTTTGCTGCAGGAACTGTAGTTGTTCCAACAACTAGTGCATCTGCTTTTTCTGCTGTTCCGTAATATTTTAGTAATTCAGTACCAAAAAGTGCAGTTGAACTAACATTCATTCCTGCTTTGATACCAGTTGTAAATCCTGTGATAGCAGTCTTAGGTATAAATGCCCGGTCACTAATAATAAATGCCGTTTTATCTTGTACTTTGATCGAAAGTACTTTATATGTTAAGTTGTCTGTACCAACCAATGCATCTGATTTTGTACCTGTAAGTAATCCATCAGTAAACTCTGGACCAACTAATACCCATGTAGAACCTGTAAACAAATATAACTGCTGACTACCTGTGTTTACCCATAAATCTCCGGCGCTACTATTTGCAACTGCTGGCTCAGACGTTGCTTTTTTAAGTCCTGCTGCAGCTTGCCAAAATGTTCCATCATAAATTTTAAGTTGATCAACACCTGTTGTTGTATCGTACCATAATTGCCCTTCAACTGGGCGTAAAGGTTCAGTACTATTAGCAAAATTTTCTAATAAGTGTAAGAAATTTTCACTAATTGCTTGGCCATACGCCGTTGTAAATCTACCAGGTAGACTTAGTGTAGTCTCTGTGTTAATAGTATTATCTTCAACGGTAATATTACCTTTGTTTACAGAGTCTGTATAACTAATTGCATATGCCATGTATTATCCCCTTAACCCGCTAAACTCTGTACACGAACAGTATAATCAATTTGTATTAATCTGTTCAATGATTTTTGTACAGGATGAAAAATTACGTGTGTAATAAGGCGCCCTGTGCCACTCGCACTATAACTTCTTAATCCTAGTTCATCGAAAACATAAGAATTATCAGGATCAGTTGCATTATCAAATGCTTCTTGCCCGCTTGGTTCACCGTAATCTAATAAACATGAAACTAGTATATCAGTATAGTTTGTTCCACTTACATGGCGTGTTTCTGTTTTATTTCTAGCAGCATCTGTATTGTTAACACTTCTTTCATCAACTACTTTAGTATATGTTTGGTTATACAAACTAGCGTTGGTTCCTGTACTATTAGGTGTAAGATATGTAATAATACCAGTTGGATCAACTGATGTGCCGCCGTTGCCGAAACTCATTTCATATATAAATCCAGCACCTGCATTGCTTAAACTTTCTGCTAATGCAATACTCATATTCTCATAATGAATTGCGTTACGTTTTTCAACGTATACTTCTTTTGACTTAGGATCAAAGATTTTTATATGTCCTTGAACTAGTACTCCATTTTTATCTTGCATATTATCGTTCATGTTAATTCCTATACTGTATTTATTCTGGTAGCGCCGAAGTGCCTGCTCTTAAGAATCGAGCAATTGAATTTTCAGCATCTCCTAACATTTCTCCCGTACTTGTCCATGTTTGGCCTGTTTTTTTAATAACTGTTACTTTAGTGTTAAGTAACGGTGTCTCACTTAATGTAATACTGTTGTTTCCAGAGTTAAATTCAAACTCTTTTGGTAATGTTATATCGCCTTCTGGACTATCCAGTGCAATTATTGGATTAAATGACTGTAATGTTGTCTTTCTAAGACGCTTACCTGCGGAAAATACTTCAATTTCGTTGTATGTTCCAACATCAAACCCTAATATAAATGTACTATTATCCCCGGTTGCAATAAAACTTTGTGATTGAGTCATATCTTTATATGGTACAGTTTTACTTATGTTCTGATCAAACACATTTTGTCCTACTGGATAAGAAGACTTTACTCCTGTTCCTAGTGTTCCTCTGCGTAACTGCTTTAATGTATTACCATCTTTAACAAAATACTCAATACGTTCTCCAGCAATAAAAATAACTCCTGGAAGATTTTGTCCCTTACTAGGAACTGATAAACTAGAACCGTCAACTACTTCAATACGTAAATCGTCACTGTCTAATCTTTCACGTAATGCAGTAACTTCTTTATCTAAACGTTTAAAGTGTGTTCTATTCAACATATCTTTAAACTGTCTAAACGCAAACTTTGCTGTACTTATCTTTTCTGAAAAGTGTATAATATCAATAACATCATTAGCTGCCGGAGTTCTTACTAATTGTACTTTCATTTGATCATTAGTTATTGAATAATCAACGCTAGGAGTTAATAATTCACCATTAACACTTACCCAAACATACTGTGCATCTATTGCTTTTTTCCTTAACGGTATTTCGCCAACTGTTAGCCTGTTATATGTTACTGTTTGTACATCTTCAGCTATTAATACAGCCCTACTGACTACATCATAGTTAATTCTTTCTATTCCAAGTAAATTGTGATTTGAAAATTGGAATACTTCTACAGTTTGTCCTGCTGTAGGAGTAGTATCAATTGAAACAATTTTACCATTAATTCTATATTCGCCGTCTGTAATTGCAAATATTTCAACTACAGATCCTGGCTCTCCAACATTATCACCTAATACTATTTGACTATTAGCAATATCAAATCTCCATTCATTTGGAGTAAACTTTTCTACTCCATCTACAAAGACTTTAATGTCGCCAGCGGCATTTGCTCCAATTGGTTCTTGGAATGTTTCAATTTTATATTGCCTAGTGTCGTCTGCATCAATTACATGTTGGATATTATATCCAGGATTTAAAATTTTATTGTCAATCTTTACAATAATATTATGCTCATTGGGCAATGAATAAAATGGAGTACTAGATAAAGTAAACTGTGATGAAGATCCAGTTGCTGTAAACGTATCTTTACTAACTTGACTATAGTTGACTTTTGTTTTATCGCTGAATACCGTATAATGTATTACTTCACCACTACTTACTCTTGGTGTAGTAAATCTAATACCAACTTTAGCTATAGGAGCACCACTATCTTCACTGTTAAATATTTGTACGTCAGTAGCTACACCGTTAACACTTACAAAAACACTAACGTCTTTCTGCCAATCAACAGTAGTTAAATAATCTGCTTGTCCTGCTACTGAAACACCTTGGCCAAAGTCTAATACTTTTTGTGTTCCTTGCGCCATTGCTATAATGTTAAGTTCATCACCTTCAGAACTTGCATTAAGTGTTACAGAATTACTTGCCCAATTTATTGTATATTGTGTTGGGTTTAAAATAATATTATTTACTTTAACAATTACCGCTGCCGAAGTACGTGGAATAACATCTAAACTATAAGTTAGCGTATTACCCATAATATAACTTTGACTATGTATAAGTCCTTGGCCTGCACTATCTCTAGTAAACACTTTAAGATCTAATGTATCATTAACTTGTCCTGGAACTAATTCTTCAGGGCCTCCGCTAGTAGTTGGTGTTACAAATCCGTCACCGTCAACAATAATATCTTCTGACTTTATGCCAGTTGCTGTACTATATGCTAAGTCGCCTCCAGTTAATGCTGTATCGTAACTTTCAGCATCTGGTAATACACTACCATCACTAGTTGTTTTTCTAATAACTAATACATCACTTGGTAATACTCTTATTCCCATTGTCTCTAGATCAAGTACTTGTGTTACGCCGTCGCCAATAATAGAAGTTGTAATTGCAGTAGGGTTATCATTTAATGTACTTGCATCATAGTTTGGATCATCTATACGTACTCCGTTTAGATAGAAATTATACATGATACCATTAGCTAATGGTTTAGTTAATTGTACTGCATTTGTTGAACCATCCGAGTAAAAAACTTCATCTTCAAATGTGTTATCAAACGTATCCCAGCTATCGGAATACCAACCTTGTGTATCCCATCCTGATGGTTTATCAAATTCAAAACTACGTACTTGAACTCCGCCGTAGTCTACGCCTGTCATTAATTGTTGCAGTTCTTTGCCATACATGTTAGCGCCAGGACTGTATGCAAAATTAATTCTATCTTCAGCATTTAATAAACTAATTGGTCTAAAGTATTTTATTTTAATTTTGTATGTATTCGTCGGTGGTGTAGTAAACGTAATTCGACCTTGCTCTCTAGTATAACCTGCTGTAGTATTTTCAACATTTTTATATGTATATTCACTACGTAGTTTCTCAACTAACGTAGTGTTATCTTTACCAATCCAAACTTGAACTTTTGAATTTGAAAGATCCATTGGCCATTCTAAGTTATATACTATTTGTGTTCCTGTGCCTTCAAGTGTTACTACTTGCTCTAATGATGAGTAATAAACTTTTCCAGAAACTCTATCAAACTTAGATACAATCTTTGGACTTCTAACTACTCCATTTCCTAATATAGCACTAGCAGCGGCATTGATACTTCCTTCTAACTGCGGGCCTTCGATTGTAACTACTGGACTTTGAATGTATCCTGTACCAGGTGTTAGTACTTCAATTTTAGTAATTTTTCCATAACCTAAATACGCTCTAGCAGTAGCACCAGTTCCTTCACTGCTAACTATTTTTACAGTAGGAGCATATGTATATCCTGATCCTGGATTAGAAATTTTAACTTCTTTAATCTGATAAGCGTTATTATCTGCCCAATGTTTTCTTGGATAAATTTGTGAACTATTAGGAGCACTTACAATAACACCATTAATAACTTGGGCGCCACTTGGTTCAATAGCTTTATTTGCTTTGTTATACTCTGGTGGCAAATCAAAATCACTTACAGAACTATTTGTTGGTTCTGTATTTGCATAGTTACTAACAAATTCTCTTATGTTTGTACTATAAGGCTTAACTTCATTTATGTATGCTTCATAGTTTGCTAGATTATTGTTATTAAACGTTACATCTTGATATAACGGACCTAAATTGTGTTTAGCTTTAACAAAGCTAGTTTTAAATAACCAGTCTGCACCGATTTGTTCTGCAAGCACATAACGTAATGATGCAAAAAATAATTCGTTATACTCTACAGCTAATGTTCCAACAAAAATATTATCTCTAATAGCTTCTAAAATAATTCTTAATTCTTTAGATGGAGTATTATCATAAAAGAAACTATCAAAACTTCTATTATCAAATCCTACAGTATTTTTACCATAGTCATATAACTTATCATTAAATTGTACTGTGCCATTTTGTCTACCAATTGTTTTGTAATTAACAGTATAATCTTCTGTGTCTTCATCTGCTACTTTTTCTAATAGTAGCCAACCGCCTACGCCTACTGAGCTAATCTTAACAACATTGCCTATTGAATTCTCAAGACTTGTTAATAAGTATGAGCCTGCAATAATGCTGTCAACTTCTGTAAACTGATTGTATCCTGTTGCATACCAATCAACTGTATCCCAAAATTGTGTTACATCGTAATCTTGTATGCTTCTTCTAAACCATTTACCATCTGTTTCATTCCAAGAATACAATGACCATTTATTAAACACTGTACTATCAGATTCAACAAGTACACTATATCTTCTTACACTTATAGTAGTACTTTCATTGTATCCAGTACCTTGGTTTTCTACTACAGCACTAGTAATTTTTCCTAATGTATCAATAGTTAATTTTATTTCTGCATCTACACCAACGCCTACAAATTTAATTTTAGGAGCAACTTTGTAGCCTCTTCCTGATTCAACTATATCAACTCGAGTAATTTTTCCATTTAATACTACTGGAGTTAATTTTGCAGGAGTAACTTTACTTGTGCTAATAAATGTTATTTCAGAATATGTACTAATCTTATGATCATATTCTCCACTTAATAACGTTGGTACCGGTTCTTTCTTTGATAACGCATCAAGATTATATTCATCAGCAAGTAAGTTTTGGTTACATACTATATTCACTCTTTCAATGAACTGTTTAAGTGCTTCAAACCTGTTAACAAACATTCCTTGTCTTGGTCTGTCTTGTACACCGTAACGACTCTTTACAGGAAGATCAACATTTGGCACTGCCCGTGATTTTACATCAAATCCAACTAAACTATCAAACCATTTACGTTGTATATCTGTGTTAGGTATACTTGTATCTAATCCTTTACTTAATATTTGGTATTGATTATGTTGATTTTGACGCTGTTTATCAATGCTATCATTTGTGTATTTAATATTTAAAACAACATCGTCATTAACAATAAGATCGTTACAGTTTGTTAAAAGGAATTTATCTTTACTTAACAAACTTACATATCTATATTGCTGACTCTGTGGGTCAGCAATAAGTGCTGCAATATTTCTAATGCTTAACTTTCTGTTTCTAATAGCTGGTACAGTTTTCTTATTTTCTACCCAGAAATAATATAAAGAACTAAACGATTTACTTACATTATCGTAAATTAGTCTAGTTGTGTATTTTTCATTTCCGTGTAAACTAATACCACTAATACCCTGAGCTAATCCTTCATCGGTATCAGCAAACCCGTCCCATGTATCAGGCAAAAATTTACTTTCAACCCATTCATAAACATTAATAACTGATCCTTCAAGTTGTGTATTCCAAGTATTTTTTTGGAAATTAGTTGTTCCTTGATATGGATGAGCAAATCTAGCTGCTTCAATATTCCACCAAACTTTACCAACATAATTTTCAGCCCAGTGTCTATTAGGATCTACATTATCATCTACTACTTGCCCTGTATTATAAAATGCAGGATCATATCTAGTTTTAAACGCAATTTCTTGTTCTGCTATTCCTGCAATCTTACCTTGTACTGGATCAATAAAGTCAACGTATGTAATAATTTGGTTAGACTTTTTATTATATAAAAAAGTACCTTTTATTTTATCTACATCAACTGGAGTAACACTACTTCTAATTTGTTTCCATGCAGTTGAGGAAGGTAATTTTCTAAAGTCAACTAATCCTCCTCTAACAGTATCACTATATTGTTGTGGCATTCCAATATACACATGGTTGTCTTCTATATAAATGTATTCGCCAAAATTAGTTTCAACTAAAGGATATGTAATAACTTCTGATTGTGTTACATCGTTGCCAAGTGTTTCGTATAGGTAAACTACGCCTTTATCTATTTTAATGTTTTTAAACGAAGTAAACTTATTATCAAAAGTAGTACGAACTTCTTTCTTTGTTGAAGTTGCATCTAGCTGATAGGAATCAGTTAATGTTTTTTCATAAGTGTCAAACCTAGTGTCGATCTTTTGATCGCCATTTAAACTAGATACCGCTAATGTTCCTGTGCCAAATTCTACATTATATCCAAACTTTTCAGATTCTTCATCCTGTGGCGGAAGCAATACTTGCGATGCTGTTGTGATTCCCAACTGTGCATTAGTAACTGTTCCAAATATTCCGTTTGTATCTTGGTTATATATAAAAACAACACCTTGATTAATTCGAGTAGTATCTCGTAATGGAGAACTTACAGCAATTTTAGTGCCTTGCGGATTTAGACTTATCTTATCAGCAAATCCATTTAGTGTATTAGCTTCAGTAATTATTTGTGAAAATTGAAATTTATCACCTACTTCTCTATACACAACGATTGCAATATCTCGTGAACTGTCTGTTTTAATTTGTTCACTTGTAGTAATTAAAACATCACCGTCTGCACTTAAATCAAAATCTTTGCTAAACTGTTGAATATTTTGTATTGGATCAAATATTTCTTCTCCGTAAAAGGTTTTAGCAGTTCTGTTAGGCAACATTCCAATATAGTCAATATTGCTAGTTAAAGTTCCCCATAACGCTGTATCCCAAGCTGCGGCTGCCGCAATATTAGTTTTAGCTTTGTACAATACATCATTATATGCTACTACAGAATCTTTTTCGTATCTATAAGTGTTATCCCATTCGCCTCTATAATTACTATCTTTACCATTTTTCCAACTAATATTTTCCCAATATACAGGATCAGTTACAAAGTTAAGGGTGCCAGCAGTTTTAATACATTCGTAATACTCATCTTGATGCAGGACAATATCGCCTAGTGCATAGCTTGTAAGTTGATACGGTCCTTTGTATGAATCAGCTCGTGATTTTTTAAAACCATGTCGGTAAATTTCTATGCTTCCAGGGTCGTTTCTAGTACCTAAACCTTCGCTTGAAACTGCAAGCGTGTAATAGTTACCTTTTTGTACTAATTTAACTTTTTTACCAAATTTCCTATTTGCTGTTTCATGCTCTGAAGTTATTAAGTACTGCCTGGTATACATACCATCATCTCGTCGACGATAGATTCCAACTGCTCCTGCGTCATTAGGACTTGCTGTGCCAGCTGCATTAGCTGCAATATGGAAAACTTGTGTATAGTCTTTGTTTAAACTATATGGCGGATTAGGTAATCTTGAAATTCCTTGCTCTGTGTTTTCATTAAAGAACCAATATTCTTCATCAATTATTTCTGGAGTAGCAACTATACCAAATTGTGAGCTATGTGCAAATACAATTAACTTACCAATTACACTAGTACCTACTGAGATATCATTATCAACATCTGCCACTGTTCCCATAACACGACCAACATCAGCTATGCCACGTGCTACAGTATTAGCATTACGTTGTATAGAATACTTTCCAATATTAGTTAATTGTGACCAAGTGCCGCTAAGTGTCTTAACGTAAACTCTTACACTATTAAAGTTCCTACGATAAAACATAACTTCAGCAGTACTAGTAGTTTGTGTTGTAATTGCAAGACCACCCTGTCCATCGTTAGGTATTTGTACATCACTAATTATGTCACCAATAACAGGTTCAAACACGTTACCAGCAAAGTCAAACTCGTCATATGTAAAATCAATATAGCCGTCCCAAAGATCAACAACTGTTTGTTTTTTGTTAAGTATGTCGAATGTAAATCCTGAAGTTGTAACATCAATATCTCTGTTATCAAGATTGTAAACTCTAAATTCAGCTTCATCGCTTATTGATAAAGTATCAGTAAAACTTTTAGATCCTCTAACTATCCACTTGTTACTAAGTTGATCTGCTTCTGTTCCGCCTGGATCACCTCTGTATGACAATTGAGCAATGTAACTAGCTCTGTTTTTATTATTAACATATGATCCAATGTCTCCAACTGATTGTTGAATATTTGAATATGTGTTTAATGTCCTTACAGATGATGCTAATCTGGCGTCAGCATAAACTAAGCCACGCCCTGTGTCATAATATGTACCGGCATTTGAATATTGGAAGCCTGTCGCAATATACCAAAAACCGTCAACTGCTTCACTAGTGTTGTACGTTGATGCTTCTGTATAAAATCCAACAAATATAGTTTCATCAATAAACAACTCATCACTAACACTAAAGATACCATTTGTATCTTTAAGATAAACTACTGCACTATCTAGTTTAGTTCCTACATAGCAAACTGTAGCACTACCTGTTGTAGTAGTAACTGTTTGTCCTACTGTAGGCAATGTTACAAATGTTGTAATAAACAATATATGATCAACTTTGTGTTGAATAGTATGAGTACCGGTAATAAAGTTTCCAGTAATTTCAGTTATTGCTCCACCAAAAGGTTGATAGTTAGTTAATGTAGGATATGCAAAACTACGTTGATTCCAATAAAGGCTAAGAGTATCACCAGGTGATGTACCTAAGTACATATCTTTTGGAGCTCTAACAAGCATATGATCTACTGTGTTATTTGCTAGTCCAGGATCACCTGCAACTAGTAATTGTAATGTTGTCGAGTCTGCATCTGCAGATGCAGCTAAGTTAACATACGTATCGAAAGTTGTAAAGGGCTGTGAAGCAATCTCTGGAAGAACTTCTCTATTAGCTTTCCATAAACTTTCTCTATATTTTACAATGTCGCCTTTAGTGTATGTTTGTGTTTTATCAAATACACTCTTGAACTTTGTTTTTACGCCGCTTGCATTTGGAATACCAATTGCTAGGTATTCGCCATCTGGGCTTACTGAAACACTTTCACCAAATCTAGATGATGTAGCAATTGATAGTAAAGTATCGTCACTTGCTATTTCAATAACATCGTCAAGTACTAAATTATTTTTCTCGTTTGTTCTTTTATAGTGAGTTACTTTACCAGTACCGTCTCCGGGAGCTGCAACAAATACATTATTATTATCACGTGTTATAGTAACACTTTTACTAAACTGTTGTGCAGTACTATCAAATTCCGATGGATTAAAAAGTGTTTGATTAGTTTTGTATACTGGATTATTTTCAAAAACTGCCCAGTCATTTTTATAACTATCAATCCAAATTCTTTGCTTATCATACATAGTATAACGACTTACATTAAGATCGTCTATTGATGTTTTACGTACTGGTCTAAATTTTACTACTTGATAAGATTCATCTAAGAAATCTTCTACTTCTACATTTACATCAGCTTTAATAGTTACTGTACTTAAATTAATGCCATCTTTATCAACTGCATATAATCCATTAAGTTTAAATGCTTCAGCACCAAGTGCGCCAATAACATCACTTTCGACAATTAAAGGTCTAATACCGTCACCTGGAATATCTGCCCATGTGTCTAATTCTAAATCTATTAAACGCATACCATCAGTTGACAGTTTATCTGTTCTTACTGTTGCCGCAACAATATTACAGCTTACCGGAACAATTTGATACACACTCCAGGTGTCTTTTCCTGTTTCGATTATCCAAATATATTCGCCAAGTTTAATAGAGTTAACATCGCCTAATGATAGTTCAGGTATAGAACCAGCAACAAAAGAAACATCTTTTTCAGATACATATCCACCAGTCTTAATATATTCATCTGCAGAACTAATTGCTTTTGTTGGAAACGGTGCATGGTCATAATCTTGTTCTTTATCATAAACATCGTTTGGAAGTATTCTATAAACCTTATCATAGTTTGTACTTGGTAGTGTATTAAGTAATTCAAATGCTTGTGGAGTTTCTGTCATTAACTCTTCTTTAAGAGAATACTCAACTTGCTTAATAGAACTAGTGGCTCCAAATCTACCTGTTTGTATTGCCCATTCTTCATAAAAGTCTAATGCAGAATTTGTTCCGTCGCCTAATGATTCAAATAATTTTGTTAAAGAATTCATAGTACCTTTTTCAGCTATAAATCCTCTGTAGAATTTAAACTGGCTCACATCATCATTAATAATGTTTGCAAGATATTGTCGTTTTTGGTATCCAATTAAATGTTGAGCTAGACGTTGCTGTTCGTCATCAAATCCATCTGAATCTAAATCATAAAAATCAGTAAACTGATTTGCTTTATAATCCATATTAGCTGTTAATTCTGGTGTTGGCTTTTCGTTAAGTTGTAACCAAAGTATTGCTTGAAAGTCTTTTGAGCCAGGAACGTTATTTTTAGCTGTATAATAGAATTGTTTATATTTGACTATTTCGCCAATTTTATAATCTTTCCATTGTGTCCAGTCAGTAATAATAGCTTCGTCATATAAGAATCCAGGTAAGTTTAATCCACCATTCCATTCATCAGTACGGTAGCCAGCAACCTTAATACGGTCTTGTCTATATCCAGACTTAGGTTCATAAATTATATCACTAAATGCTGTCTTGTTATCTAATAAAACAACATGTTCTTTTTGTACAAGAGGTAAAGTTATATGGTATAGACCGTCATTAGTATCTCCTACTGCTAGTCCAAACGAATTACCGTCTCTAATAAGTCCATTAAAGTCTGCTTGTAAAGGTTGTCCATCTGCTTTTAATATGCTGTAATCATAAAACTTATCATATAAGTTGTCTACAACAACAAAATCTCTATCAAATTGTATTTTTGAAGCGCCTGGACTTAATGTAATTATTGTTCCTGCAGACCAACCCTGTGTTGTAAAGAACATAAATTCTCTTGCAGTATTTTCCCAATTTTCAACTTTCTTATTAAAAGAGTCTACTTCATTAAATGTAAATCCTAATACCTTTTGTCTAGCATTATAGCCTAACATAAAGTCTACTACTTCTTGTGTGTTTTTTAACTTTGTTCCGTATTGTAACTTATATACTTCTGTATTATCAAAATCTTTAAAGAAAAACGCAGTACGTCCGCCTGTAATTGGTAACTCATCTAATTTTACAAAGCCGTCAATAGTAAAAGCTGTTCCGCTAGTAACTTGTTTTGTTGCTCTATAAAATTCACTCTTATATTGAACAATCATTCCACGTTCGTAAAAAGTACTTCCTGCCCACTCTTGGGTGTCTTCTGAGATGCCGCCTACTGTTACTGTTATCTTTGACGATCCAGGTATTGGTTTATAATATTCAAAACTTGGTGTAGTATTATTATAACCTCTAACAATAAATCCAGTGCCAGCTCTTTCAATAGAAACACCACTATATGTAACCATTTCTAATGGACTACTAGTATTACTAAAAACTTTAAAACTTTCTTGTGGAACAAATATACCGTCTCGTTCTAATTGTAGTGTAGGAGAACGACTATCAAGTATTAAATTAAATTTACTAGTATCAGTAAATCCACCAACCTTAAATCCTAATTGATTTTTTAGATTTAAAAGATTATTTTTATAATCTGTGTAAACACTTAATACATCACTTGATACTAAATTGTAAATGTAATTTACAAGTCCGCAGGTTAATACTCTAGTATCGTCTTTATATGTGTTAGGTAATTTTGTAGTAGATAATTGTATAGGTTTATTAGTATCTGAATGTACCCATTGCTTAACTAAATTCCTCTTAGTTCTTGATACATCAAATCCTAGTCCCATTACTTTAGCAGGCTTGTTTAATAAGAAAGCTAATAGTACTGCAAACGGATATTCTGGACTTCTTCTCCATGCGGTTTCAACTGGACCATGATCGCCAAATTTCCATCCGTTGATTGCATCTCTTCTTGAGAAGCCTCTAATAAATCCACTATCTCTTGGAGAGCGTAGTTTTCCTTGGCTATCAACAGGAATATGTTTAGTTAGTCCAGGTCTAGCATATTTTGTGTCAACTACTTCGGCCTTACCTGGTACTTTAATTCTACCTTCTTCTAAATCTCTCCATAACACTAAGTTGTCACCGGAGTACGGAGCAGGACCATACGTAGTTTCCCACCATGTTGGTTTCATTGTTAACCCCAACATTTCCCAAGGAGTAGCATTTGGTCTATCAGTACCATATGCATACATATATGCTCCTCTCCAGAAGCCTGGCATTGCGTTTCCTAAAGGAGTACTAGCAGTTGCATAGTTGAATGTAAAACTATCATTAGGATCATAAAAATTATGTTCTGTGTATTCTGCACCATTAACTAATCTAAGCCATTGATTAAAATCGCCAGCTAATGTATTATCTATTTCTGTTCTACTAAATTCGTTAGTTTTATATTCGCCGCCTATAAAGTCGTCAACATTAAGTAAATCTTTTGAGTATTCAACTTTAATATTATTAAAAATTCTTCTTTCAAGATCTAATAATAAGTTATCTCTAAAGTCTTTATATGCTTTAATATAGCTACCATCATGTCCTCTAATCATAGCAATACCAATTGGGTATTCTTCGTATGTTAGATCATCTTGTACAGCATGATTAAATGCTGTAGCCGGCATATAAAATATTTGGGACAATCCGTCAAATACATGTTCGTGTGCGGAACCTGTGTCTGCACTAGAATCAGAATCTGCTGCAATTGCTTCTTCTTCAGAAGTATATAAAGGATAAAACCATCCAACTTTACCGTTATGTACTTTAGTAGTTTGTGTTTCGACTCCGTATAACTTGAAAGGCCCTGTTTCATTTGTGCTTATTGCTCTATAGCCATCGTCAATTGTTAGCTCTGGATTGTACTTTGGATACAATCCTAACTTTGTAGGAGTAGGAGCAATAAAACTACCATCAGTTGTTTCATACTCGTATATTTCTATAATATCATCTTCAGCTATAACAGCACTTATAATAACATAACCATCAGTATTAAATGTATAATCTTTGCTATGTACTAACTGGATTCCATTTAAATAAATGCTAATAGTTTTAGCACTAAGTGAAGATAACGTAAACGGAGAAGTTATAGGATAAGTTTTAGTCTTTGCATCTAAAACTGTATATTCAATTCTATTTGCATCGCCATAGCCTAACATGTCTGAGAAGTAAAACGGTTCAGACTTTAGTTTTTCTTTGTTAAGTTGATTTAAAATTTTATCTACATGCTGCTTTGTAGGACCATCATAACCTAAACTGTTTGCTGTTTCTAAAAACTTTCTTTTAAATCTAGAATATTCATTCTTTGAAAATTTAATTGCTTTTACAATATTAAAATCTTTATTTGTTATATGATATAAAGGAACATTAATAGGACCACTATGTTTAACAAATCTTTTACCAAAATGATCTGTTTCGCCAGCGTCTCTTAAATTACTTCTTCCTGGATACACTCCTTTAAAAGTTTGTACATCTTCAATCATTGTATCTACATGGTCAATAACTTCACCTAATGTAAATTCAGTTATGTCTTCGTTTAACGGATTTCTTTCTAAATTATGTGGAAATTCATAATATCCTTTAGATGTTTTCTTTGCTAAACTATGTGTTTTAATTTTAATAACTTGATCAACAGTTAAGTCTTTAATAAATCGGACTGTTGCAAATCCATTTGTTCTATCAATTTCGTAATCTTGCAAGTTAACTTTTAATTTATTATCTACATAAACGTTTACTACTAAGTCATTTAGATTTCCTGCTTTTTCGTAAGCAGTAATTTGAAAATTATTAAGGGTAGTTGCAGTAGCATCATACTGTTCAATAACCATCTGTCTAGTTTTAGTAGGCAAACTACTAAACCCGTTAACATAATTAAATGATGTTAATGATTTATATTTTTTAAGATATCCTGTATCTATTTTTTGAGTAAACAGATCATCTTCAGTTTGATATGTAAATTGATCATTTAATAAATTAAAATTAAAAACTATATCACCTGAATTAGTAATTGATTTATAACTTAAAGGAAATCCTAATTCAGTATCATTAGTACCTGCACCTTGTTTGTATGAAAATACTTTAGAGCCAGTGAACGTAGTTGATCCATAATATGTTGTATCACTAAAGCTATTTGAATTAGAATCAAATACTTCAAACATCGGATGTTGATTGTTTGTTGTTTTTTGTTGCGACTGTGCCCAAATTGTTCCATTGTAATGAAAGCTAGTGCCTGCATACTTTGTACCATTAGTAACTAGAACTGTTTCTAAACTAATAGGATCACTATCAGTTTCTGGTCTTAAATT